AAAAAGAATCGTCGTATCGTGTTGATTATAGACGAGTTGCAGGATTGTTCTGCTTCAGTAATTAACGAAGCCATTTGGGGCTTCAAGGGCGCACAAGAATTGTATGTGGTGGGAGCAGGTAACCCCGCATCCATATTCGACCCCCACGGAAAGTTCTGTGAACCAATCAAGGGATGGATGAGTGTGGATGAAGAAACCCCGAATTGGAAAATACGGGTGGCTGGTATTGAGGGGATATGCATTCGTTTTGACTCAGAAAAAGATAACCCCAACCAACAGTCATTTGAAAAAGGGTTGGGTCTTCGCTACCCATTTCTTCCAAAACCCAACGATGTAGCTCTAGCCAAAAAAGAACTAGGAGAACTTAATCCTCAATATTGGCGTAAGTTTAGGGGATTTTGGCCTCCAGCAGATGCTGACGATTCCACGATTGTCTCTGATATCCTGTTGGCCCGCCATGGGGCTTTGGATAAACCCATTTGGGATGGAACCCCGAAAGATATAGCGGGTATTGATCCTAGCTATACAGAGGGTGGAGACCGTTTTGTGTTTACCCATATGAAATACGGAAGGCTTATCTCTGGCAAGTGGGCTATAGCCGTAGAAAAACAATACGTCCTTAACAGAAGGGCTGGGTCTCAAGAAGACTTCCAGTATGAGATGATTCAACAAATATATGATCTCTCCCAAAAACTAGGAATACCAAATCAATGGATGGGGGTAGATGCTTCGGCTGGTGGTATCTTTTGGTCTATAGGAGAAAGAGAACTTCTAAGAGGCTGGCATGCGGTAAGTTTTGCTGGAGCGGCTTCAGACCTTCCAGTTAGCGCCCAATATGCTATGAGAAATGAGGCCACTGGAAAACCGCAAGTCGGCAAGGAATTGTTCCACAACATGGCAAGTGAACTATGTTTTGCCACCCGCTATTTCTTGGAATGTGAACAACTGAAGGGGGTTACTCCAGATTTGGCTTGGGAAATGACCCAGAGAAAGTATGTGAGACGCACTCGGAAGATCATCATCGAATCCAAGACCGACATGAAAAAAAGAATTGGAAAGTCTCCCGACTTATTTGACTCTTTTGCTGTAGGATTATTTGTAGCTCGCAAAGTATTTGGAGCTATGGCTGGTAGCGAAGCTATTGCCGAAAAGAAACGCATCAACAAAGAAGAACTTCAAGGAACTTAAACAACGCTTGACCTTGCGTAACAATTGGTAGAGAATCTACGGCGAAAATGTCTTCCCAAGTCCTTCCTATTGCAGAAGCCGATATCTGCATCTTCCAAGGAGCCACCTTCAGCCAGACTCTTATCTGGGAGGTGGGTAATCCCCCTGCTCCAGTAAACCTTACGGGATATTCGGCAAAGCTGCAAGTTAGATCCTCTCATAAATCCAAAGCAGTTATCATTGAACTGTCTACAGCCAATGGACGGCTTACTCTTGGAACTAGTGGGGACATGACCACTGGAGCTATCAATCTTTTTATTAGTGCTACAGATACCGCACAATTAAGTGTTTGCGAAGACACAGAAGCAGTTTATGATCTTGAGATGACAACTGGGTATACGGTTAGCCGTATTCTTCAGGGTAATGTTATTATTTCACCACAGGTTACACGATGAGCAGAATTTGCATTCCAACCCCAGCTTCCACAGTTATCGGAGTCGGCACAACTCCTCCGACCACCCCGAATTCCAATGTATTTCGGGTAGACACTACACTTACCGCTTTGACTGGAGCCTCTAACTCTCTGGCCTCTCTTGTTACTGCTACCGATATTTATCCTATTGGAATTTGTGTATTTCTTCCAAGTTTAACCACTCCAGCCACTTATCAATTGGTCAGCGGAACAGACGCTGAAAACTCGCCATTTCTTATTCGTCCAAACGACTTCAACGTTTCGACAAATCAAAAAGTCTGGAAACAGCGCATGTAATATCTAATGAAATCTATTTTAACAGTTATCTTTTCTTTTGTTTTTCTTGTTTCGGGATTTTCCCAAACCCGAAATGTTGTTGTTGGGACCAATGATGTCATTGTCCAGCCGACCAATTTTTGGAGTGCCAATGCTTCCAATGGTCGGGCTGGTTTGGGATTGGGAAGTGCCGCCACAAATCCCGCATCCGCATTTCAGCCAGCCTCAACAGTATTAAGCAATTTGGCTTCAAGTAACGGAGCATCACTGACAAATATTGCCGTAAGTAATGTAGTTGGTGCATTGGCTACCAACGGCAACGCCGCCAATCTTACAAATTTTCCATCTAGTCTGCTGAGAACCAATGGAAGTGCTTCTGGCTTGACCAACTTTCCGTCATCTGTTCTTTTAACAAATGGCAATGGATTTGGCCTTACAAATCTCAATGCATCGAATATTACTGGAATAATTCCAGCATCTAATATTTCGACATTAAATCTTACAAATATCGGCGGAACGCTTGCGATTGCTTCAGGAGGAACAGGAGCTACAAATGCTGGAGGCGCAAGAACGAATTTGGGATTGGGGTCAACTAATAATGTTACTTTTAATTCTATTAATACAGAACTTCTTAATTATGGAACAAATTATATTATAAGTCTTGTTAATCAAGAAATTTATGATATTGGAGGACAATCTATTTTTGGTTGGACATCAAATAGTATTGAGTTTGGAAGTACAAATATCGCCGCCGCCACACGCACCAACCTCGGTCTTGGCTGGCCTGCGCTAACCAACAGCAACGCAGGAACAGGACTTGTTTCTGTAAATACCAATGGAGAAGTGGTGAGCCCGACCAATTTCTGGCAAGCGGCCCCGATTCAAACTGTGGTTCAGAATTTGGCTCCAATTACCAATTCAACCAACGCCGCAACCAATGCCCGTAATCTTTATGTTTATTCCTTGGCGACCAATATTACTGGTGTCACCAACACTGTCACCCTTCCGACCAATACATCAACGTTTGCAGGAGATAGTGCGACCATTACCCATCAGGGACCGACAAGCTCTGTAACGGCTGTTAGACAAGCTGGAGCGGGAAGCAATCTTATTACAATCAACCGTTTTGATGAGTCTATTAAATTTATCTACGAAAACAATAGTTGGACAACTTATCATAACATCAGTTTTCAAGAGCCTATTTATTTTTCTGGAACCAATGCAACTGCAAATGCAGCAACAAGTAGAACAAATCTTGGCCTTGGAGCTACAAATGCAGTAACATTTAGAGAAGTTGGAACAGATGCATTTAGGTCGTATTCAAATATAACAGAATTTTACAAACCAATTTGGATTGGAGATTCTGGAACAAATGATATTTTTCAATTTGAACTTGGCGCAACGGATCAAGCAAAAGCCCGCACCAACCTTGGCCTCGGATTTTCTGCTTTGACCAATACCAACGCCGCTGGATTTCAACGCGCCATCTTTACCACAAACGCCGCACCCACAAATGCTGGAAACTTCGGAGATCATGCTGCTTGGATGGGGGTTTCTATTGTTACCAATGGTGTAACCAATACATTTCTTATTCCGCTTTATAAATGACCAACTACTGGAAACTTGAGCGTGATATCGATATCGTCCAAGGCAAAACTTGGAACGCCAAGTTTCGTTATTTGAGTCGGTGTAGTTCTGGCCGCAAGCCCGCACCAATAGATTTGTCTGGCTATACAGCTAGGATGGTGATTCGGGAGTGCAAGGATGATTCGGCCTCGCTACTGGATCTTACCACCGAAAATGGAGGCATTACTCTTTCTGCTTCAGGCGTGATTGAGCTTGAGGCAACCGCGACACAAACATCCAACCTCACTGCTGGTGATGGTGTCTATGAGATAGAGCTTTACACTGGAAGTGATGTGATTGGATTTGCCACAGGAAAAGCCAAGATTTACCAAGAAATTATCCGCTAATGGCTGTTGAAGTAATAGAGGTATTTGACGTACCAACAGAAGTAGTAGAGGTGCTTGTTGCTGGCCCGCAGGGTCCAGAAGGCGAGCAGCCGCCACTTTCCTATACCTTGGTCACATCGGCCCAGACGTTGGAAAAAGACTATCGTATGGCCGCTGATACGTCAGGAGGGGCCTTTACGTTGACGCTTCCCGCAAATCCCGAAGCAGGAGATGCCATTGAGTTCTATGACTATGCAGGAACTTGGAATAGCAATAACCTCACTATCGCCCGCAATGGAGAGAAGATAGAGGGGGAAAACCAAGATCTGGCCTGTAATATCAGTGGCGGGTATTTTACTTTGGTCTACTCTGGAGAAACAAGGGGATGGCAAGTATTGCCCAACTTTGGCGGAGGAGGCGGTGGAGAATCGGCCCTAACGACCCAAGGCGACACACTTTATCGCGGGGCATCAGCCAATCAAAGGCTACCTATCGGAACGGCGGGACAGGTTCTCAAAGTAAATAGCGGAGCCACAGCCCCCGAATGGGGAACCATTTCTACGGCTCCCAGCGGCCCTGCTGGTGGGGATCTTACAGGAACCTACCCCAATCCTACATTGGCTGCTTCGGGCGCGAGCGCGGGAACTTATACCAAGGTAACGGTTGATACAAAGGGACGAGTCACCACTGGGGCAACGGCAACTCCAACAGATGTTGGGGCAGCAGCGGCATCTCATACCCATCCCTTATCCGATTTGACACAATCCAGCGCAAATGCGGAAGATTTAATTACTTGGGACAATGGATGGAAAGCGACAAATCCCGCAACGTGGGCTGGTGCTAATATTGTTCCATCAGATATTGGAGGTGTCCCGACATCCCGAAGTATTAGTGCTGGAACGGGATTGACGGGCGGCGGAGACCTAACGGCTAATCGCACGATTTCGGCCAACTTCGGCTCTTCTGCTGGAACCATTACAGAGGGCAATGACGCCCGCCTCTCCGACTCCCGCACCCCTCTGTCTCATGCCGCAAGCCATGCGGCGGCGGGAAGTGATCCGCTGGAAGTTGCAGATTTAAGTAGCGGAGCGGCGCAACTAAATTTTGTTCCATTGTCAGATGGCAATGGCGGCATTGCTTGGGGCACGCTAACAAACGACCCAGATACAGCTAACATTTCCATTGTTCCGACAGGAATCACCATTGGCGACCAAGGATGGGAAAATATACCAGCAGACGATAATTTGCAAAATGTTATAGGGCAAATTAACAGCAACTTTGCCCCAGTTTCCCACACCCACGGCAACATCACCAACGGTGGCCTCGTCGGGACAACCAGCGGCCTTCCGCTCAAGACAGGCACAGGCGGCATCGTTGAGGCGGGAGCTTTTGGAACAAGCGCGGGGCAGTTTGCGGAAGGCAACCATACGCATAGCCAACTCCACGACCGCAGTCACGCCATCACCTCGACCAGCGACCACACGGCGGGCAATCACAAGGTCTTTTATTCGGACGGTAGCGGCCAAGTGCAGGAACTTGCCCTCGGCTCAAGCGGCACGGTCTTGACCAGCAACGGGGCGACATCGGCTCCGTCTTTTGCAGCGGCATCTGGCGGCGTCTCCGCAGTCAACTCGACTCTCGCAGACATCCTTTCGGTCAGCGGCTCCGACCTCGTTGCCGACGATTTGGGGGCCGACAAGCT